GAAGGACAAGGACGCGGGCTTCGTTGACGTGGGCCCGGACGCGCCCGAAGTGCGTCGCGCTCCCGCTGCTCGCGAGACCGCCCAGCGCGCCCCGCGTTTCGGCGACTTCCGCTGCAGCGACGAGTACGTCAAGGCGTACGAGACCTACCTCAAGCGCGGCGAGCACACTCCCGTTTCTGAAATGCGCGCCCTGTCCGAGGGCTCCGCTGGCAACGGCGACGTGCTTCCCCCCGTCGAGTTCCACAGCGAGCTCGCGAAGCGTCTGCAGAACATCGTGGCCCTGCGCAAGCTCGCCCGCATCCTGCCGCTCGGCAGCTGGAAGCGCGAGATCGCCTTCGAAACCGCCCTGCCCAACGCCGGCTTCATCTCCGAAGGCACCGCGCCCACCGAGAACACGGGCACCTTCACCAACCGCGTCCTGCAGCCCCGCCGCCTGGCTGGTCTGTCGCTCGTGTCGAACGAGCTCATGGAAGACGCCCCCGCTCGTGGCCCCGGCTTCTCGATCGAGTCGATCCTGACGGAGCAGTTCGCCCGTAAGTTCGGCGAGGTGGAGGAGTCTGGCTTCCTCGTCGGCAACAACACCGGCGCGAATCCCCGCGGCATCCTGACCTACACCAGCGGCGCGAACACCACCGTGAGCACTGGCGCAACGATGGCGGGCACCGTCGCTAGCCCTGCGCTTACCGCTGCGAACGTGATCGACTGGGTCTATTCGATTCCCCGTCAGTACCGCATGCACCCCAGCTGCGCCATCGTGACCAGCGACACTGTGCTCGGCCAGATGCGCAAGATGGCAGCAACTGCCGCCACCACGCAGCTCGGCTACTTCTGGCAGCCCAGCGGCGTGCTCGGCGAGCCCGATCGTCTGATGGGCATCCCGGTCTACGCCAGCGCGTACGTCAACAGCATCACGGCCGGCAGCGTGATCGGCATCGCGGGCGCGTTCGACTACTGCGTGATCGGTGAGCGCAGCGGCTACACGCTCAAGGTGCTGCGCGAGCGCTGGGCCGACAGTAACCAGACTGGATTCCTGTGTCAGGGCAGGGTCGATGTCACCCTCACCCAGACCGAGGCTTTCCGTTACCTCCTGGCGCCGGCCACCTGATCACTGACCTGAACCCACACCGCTCGGGGGCGAAAGCCCCCGGGCGGATTTCCGACCATGCAAACCGTGAGAGTCATCCAGGCTTACGCCGATCTGAAAGACGCGCATGCGCCCGGCGATCTCCTGACCGTCGACGAGCGCACCGCGATCGAGCTGATCGCCACCGGGCTCGCCGAACGCGCCGAGGCCCACCCAGACCAGCCTGAAGCCTGCGTGAAGCCCGACTGCTGCAAGGCGGTGAGGAAGGCAGCCAAGCGATGAAGACGAACCTGACCGACGCAGGCGCAGTTACCGCGGCCGTGAGCACCAGCGACCTGAAGACGCACGCGCGTATCTATCACGCGCAGGACGACGCATACATCGCCACGCTCGTGCTCACGGCCACGCAGTGCATCGAGAACGAGACCCGGCGTGCCCTGATCACCCGGGCGTTCTCCTACCAGCTGGAGGAGTTCCCCGCGTCTGGGCAGATCATCCTGCCCCGCTCGCCCTGGCTGAGTGTGTCCAGCATCACCTACACCGACACCGCCGGCGCGACGCAGACGCTGGCGAGCAGCGAGTACCACGCCTACTCGGTGGACAACATCGGCCGCGTCGTGCTGAAGAGCACCTCCTCCTGGCCGGCCACGCTGGGCACTGGCGCGCTCGACGTCACCGTGAACTTTACCGCGGGCTATGGCGCAGCCAGCGCCAACATCCCCGCCGCCCTGCGCCACGCCGTGCTGCTGCAGGCTGCGCACCTGTACGACAACCGCAGCAGCGTGAACATCGGCAACATCGTGAACGAGATCCCCTTCACGGTGCAGCGCCTGATCGTGCAGTACCACTCGGGGGACTACCAGTGAACCCGGGCTACATGCGCACCCCGCTTGAGCTGCTCGGCGCGTCCACCGCGACCGACGAGTACGGTCAGCCCGTGCGCACCGTGAACGCCGCCGGCAGCGGCACGGTCCTGTTCGCCGCGATCAACGACGCGAGCGCGGACGAGAAGATGAACCACCGCCAGATGAATCAGACGGTGACGCACCGCATCCGCATGCGCTGGCACCCCACCGTCAGCCACCGCAGCCAGCTTCGCACCGTTAGCGACGAGCAGGGCATGGTGTCGCGCACATGGGAGGTCGTGACGGTCGTGGACTGGCAGGAGCGCCGGCAGTACCTCGACCTCATGTGCCGGGAGATCGTCACCTAATGGGCTACTCGAACGTGCACAAGGCGGTCGCGGTGCAAGGTGTCGAGCAGGTCAACAAGGCCATGCGCGAACTCGGCACCACTGTGCTCAAGCAGCTCACCGAGGAGATCATGACCGAGGCAATGGAGCCCGTGCGCCTGGGCCTGCTCTCGGAGTTCTCCGCACGCGGAGGCAAGTACGACAGCCAGAAGCCGTCGAAGACCGGGCGCTGGAATCGCTGGATGTTCAAGAACTACAAGACAGGCTCTGCGCCCGGCTTCTCGCGTGCGCAGGTGAAGCGCGCGTTCACCATCAAGGGTTTCGGCTTTCACTTCTGGACCGACAAGCGCGGCAACTTCCGTTCCCGCACGAAGGCGTGGGCGCCAGGCATCTGGATCATCGACGCAGGCCGCTACTCGGGCCTCGCCACCTACCCGGGCTGGCGCGTCATCCTCAACCTGTACAAGCGCCTCACGGGCGGAATCAATGCGCACATGGCGACCGAACTGCCGCGGCGCATCCTGCTCGAAGCAGCGAAGCGAGGGCTTTCGTGAGCAGCCAACTGATCGTCGCAGCCGTCCGCGATGCCCTGACGCAATCTGCCAGCGTCACGGCGCTGGTGTCCACGCGCATCTTCACCGCGTTCCGCGACACCACCACGCTCCCCGCCATCGTGCTCACCACGGGGCAGGATGCGAACGTCTCGCCGACCTTCGGCCGCACGGACTGCCTGCGCAAGTTCACCGTCGAGGTGGACTGCATCGCCTCGACGCTGAAGGTGTCGCGGCAGATCGCCGAGGCCGTGCGAGTCAAGATGCACGGCGCAAGCGGCCAAGCCCGGAGCGTGACGATCTTCGAGATCCGCGAGACCGGGATCACCAGCCAGTACGACGTGGGCAGCGAGGCCACCGAGACCGGCATCCACGTCACGACTGTCACGCTGGAAGCGACGTACCGCTCCAGCTCCGTTTCACCCACGACCATCACCGAGCCCGGTGGTGGCGTTCCTTGATCTATAGGAGGATCACCCCATGCCAGCCATCACCGCAGCGGTGCCCACGTTCGGCACCACCATCACCTTCAACTCGGTCGCAGTCGCCGAAGTTCTCAGCCTGAACATCGACGGCCTCAAGCTGAACACGATCGACGTGACCACGCTCGCCGACCGTCATCGCAAGTTCGTCGCTGGCCTGATCGACAGCGGCACGATCTCGATGGAGGTCAACATCCTCGGCGCGCATAGCGCACTGTGGGATCAGCTGGACAACACCGCCGCGACGACCGCCCCAAGCGCCCAGGCGTTCGCGCTCTCGTTCGGCGTGACTGGCGGCCAGGTTCACACCGCAACTGGCAACTGCTTCGTGACCGACTACTCGGTGAAGGCTGGAATGGATTCGGCGCTCACCGCGTCGTTCACCATGAAGATCACTGGCGCCGTCACCCTGGGCTGATCCATGAGCGAGATCAAGGACAAACTGCTGGGCCTGAAGTCGAAGGTGCCATCTGAAACCGTGTCCATCCCCGGCGTCGGTGAGGTCGAAGTGCGTGGCCTCACCGCCGCCAAGCGGGACAGGTGGGAGATGGAGACCTTCAGCAACAAGGGCAACACCGTCCGCAACATCCGAGCCAGCCTGGTGTCGTTGTGTCTGTACCACGACGGCGCCCCGCTGCTTGGACCCGCTGACGTTGACGCCCTCGGAGAACTTCCCGCCGGCCTCGTCGATCACCTGTACGACATCGCGAGCCGCGTCAGCGGCCTGGGCGTCAAGGATCGCGAAGTGCTGGAGGGAAACTCCGACAGCGCCCGCTGAGACAGTTCCTGTTTCGGCTGGCGCTGGCGTTGGGTAGGACGGTGGCAGAACTAGAGGAGACCATGAGCAGCCACGAACTGAGCGAGTGGATGGCCTTTGAGGCGATCGACGGAGCGATCGGAAACCAGCGCGCCGACATGCGCGCCGGGATCATCGCCGCCACGATCGCCAACTGCCACCGCACCGCGAAGTCGAAGCCGTTCAGCCACCTTGACTTCATGCCATACGCAGAGAAGCCCAAGCCCTCGCAGGAACAGATGGCCGAGATGCTGGCGAAGGCGTTCGGCGTAAAGCCGAAGTGGAAGGAGTAAGCCGTGGCAAGTTCAAGCATCAAGATTGCTCTGGAAATGACGGGCGTGCAGGCTTACGCCAACGCGACCGAGCGGGCAGCGCAGGCGAACGAGAAGATGGCCGAGCGGTCGAAGAAGTCGATCGCCGGGATTATGTCCTCCACCCAGCGCATGGTGGACATGGCGACGAAGTCGAAGGAGCAGATGACGCTGGAGAAGCTGTCGGCCAGCGGCGCTTCGCCCGAGCAGATCTCGGAGGTGAAGGCCCGGTTTGCCCAGGTCGAGCAGGTGCGGGCAGCCGAGAAGGCGGCCGCAGCGGCAAAGGCGGCCGAGGAGCAGCGCGCGAAGGATCAGGCGATGGCGCAGGCTGCTGCGGCAAAGCAGGCCGAAGTGGCGCGAATTGCAGCGATCAAAGAAGAGGCACGGGCGCAGATGGAAGCAGCAAGGCAGTCGGCCGAACTGCGCCGGGTTGCTGAAGCCGCATCGCTTGTGCAAGCCAAAGAACTTGCTGCATCTCAGGCTGCTGCGGCAAGGGAGGCCGCCGAGGCTCGGCGCGCCGCCGAGGTCGCTGCAGCGCAGAGATCGAAGGAGACGCAGCTCAAGATCCACAAGCAGCTGATGGCCGAGAAGGCGGCCGCCGAACAGAAGTACCAGCGCACGCAGCAGTACGCGGAGAGCACGAAGAGCGGGCCCATGTTCGGCAAGACCCTCGGCCCACTGCTGAAGGGATTCGTGGGGTTCAAGGCGGTGGATTTTGGACTGGGTGCGATGGCAAACGCGCTCGACCAACTCGCCAGCGGCGGCAAGGTTGACAAGCTCAAGGTGTACAGCGACACCATGATCGGATTCGTGAAGGGCTTGCCGGCTGGCGATCACATCATGGGAATCGCCAAGGGCGTGCACGCACTCCTCGGCTGGGGTGGCGGGCCTGACGCCATTGACGCCCAGACCCGAGCCATCGAGGCGCAGACCGCCGCCATGTCGAAGCGCTTGACCGCAGAAGAATCATTCCGCCAAAAGATGGAACAGATTCGGCGGGAACGCAGCAAGATCGGCAAGTCAGAAGACGAGATCGCGCGCCTTGACCGTGAAGCAGAACTGGCAGACCAGCGACAGAACCTGATCGGCAAGGGCATGGGGGGACAAGAAGCCGACAAGAAGATCGCCCAGATGCGTGCGGCGATGGCGGGACTCGACCAGGCGAAACTTCGCGCCGAAATGTTAAACCAGGCCAACCGAGCCGACCCAGCGCTGCACCTGTCCATGCTGCAGGAGCAGCAGCGCATCGCGCACGAACTGGTCACATCCGAACGAGACCTGTACGCCGAGAAGACGGCGCAACTTGTGCTTGAAGGCCGAATCACCGAAGCGCAGGCGAAGCAGCTGCGCGACGCCTACGACAAGACCGCAGCGACGCGGGCTGAAGTCGAACAGCGGAAGAAGTCCGAAGAGAGCATGAAGCAGCAGGCGGAACTGGCGAAGCAGATGGAACAGCAGGCCACCGACCGGGCCGGGCGCATGATGAACTTCGGCAACGCCGAGAGCCTCAGCACAGCCATCGGTGGCGTGAAGGTGGCGGGCATGACCTCCTTCAGCCTCGAGCGAATGATGCCCACGCAAGAAGCCATGAAACTCGCCCTGCAGCAGATCGTAAAGAACACCGCACCCCTCGCAGCAGGAGTACCCTGATGCCCAGCACGATCGTCATCTCGCAGCGCGCCGGCGGCACCTCGATCCAGTTCGACCGCGGCAAGTGGAGCGGCTCGTCGTCCTATGTGATCACGGACAGCACCGGCGCAAAGCTGACCGCCGCGGGCATCCTTGCCGATTCGGCCGTGGTGGCGAAGCTCTTCCCCACCGAGTACGGCGGCAGCGGCGGCGCCATCACTGACCAGGGCGCATACTTCTCGGGGCTGGTGACTTCGCCGACCTTCGACCTGAAGATGGTGGATGACGGCGGATTCGTGTGGGAAGCGACGGTCAACTTCGCGAGCCAGACCGGAGACAACGGTGGCGCAACGACCGACAACAAGGTCGAGCGCGAGGTGGGCTTCGTTGCGATCGAGTACTCCCTGAGCGGCGAGCCCGTGGATATCTGGCGGGCGAATACCAACGTGCCACCGATCAGCGGCGGCACGATCGCCGACCCCGGAGACAACGACATCGGCGGCACGAAGGTCGATTCGGCTGGCGAGCCGATCAGCACCTTCGTGAACGTCGCACGGATCACGGTGCGCAACGTCATCTCCGGCCGGCCTGGCAGCGCTGGCAAGCCGATCATCCCGCTGGCGTACATCAACCGACGCAACGACGCGAACTTCTCGATCGGCCCCTACTCCTTCCTGAAGGACACGCTGCTCTTCACGGGCTGCAACATCAGCCGCGTGGGTCCGAGCACCTACGAGATCGTGTACTCGTTCTCCTACGACTCGAAGTACCACCTGCGGCAGATCGCGAAGAAGAACGCCGACACTGGGCAGATCGAGTGCTCGAAGTCAACGGACACATGCACGAGCTCGTTCACCGCAGTCGGCACGGGTGAAACCGCGCGCGCGCGCTGCGTGTACTGGCGGCAGCCGTTTCCTGGCACGGCCACCTTTACTCTCCTCGGAATGACGACATGATCCGCGTCGCAGGCAACTGGAAGCACTCTGTCGGGCCGTGGTCGCCCAGCATGATCAAGGTTATCGCCGACACGGTGAACTCGGCGAGCGAACGGCAGGACACCGCCGCGCCGGCGCAGCGATCTGCGCCGATGATCTTTCTCGCCCGCATCACGGGCTCGACCCCAGTGGCCGGCAAGACGGCCGTATACGGAGGAGACCCGTTGGCGCGTCCTGTCGCGTGGACCTACGACTGGGAAGAGGTGAGCCTCAACACGGGCGGCACCTACGAGACGGCGAAGGCTTACCGACGCACCAGCACGCTCGCAGGCACGAAGGGCAAGGCGTTCAACGGCTGCGAGGGCGTGCAGATGATCGGTGCGACCACCACGCTCGGGCCAGGCATCACGACCGCAAACATTCCGAGCGGCTTCACCTTCAAGCAGATCGCCACCAACACGGTGGTGCTCATGTACGCGCTCTCGCGCGACAACGGCGAGCCGTGCTTCTTCTTCTCCGTCCCGAACGCCGTAGACGGAACCTGCACCAGCAGCCTCACCGGCGACGGTGGCGCAGGCGAAGAAGAAATTGGATTCCCATGATGAGCCCCACCCCTATCGGCCCCCGTCACCAGACGCACCCGCAGCTCGCGACGGCTATTAGCGTGATGCAGCTATTCGTGCTGGTGGTGGGCGTCGCCGGCGTGTTCATCACGCTCGGCCGCAAGGACGCGATCCTCGATAGGCAAGACCGCGACCTGACCGAGCTGCGCAGCATCGTGGGCGACTTGGTGAAGTCGCAGGTGCTCGGAGCTGCGAACGACCAGAAGCACGCAGAGGCGCTCCAGCAGGTCGCGAACCGCCTGGACCGTCTGGAGGGGCGGCGGTGATCAGGTCGCTGCTGTTCCTGCTCCTCGTCGCCCTGGCGGCTTGCAGCCCCAGCCGGCAGATCGCCGTCTCGGCGACCGACGCGCAGGCACGGGCGGGCACTATCGCCAGGCTCGCCACCCACATCGGCAGCGTCTCGACGCAGCCCGACGTGGTGGCCGACGCAGCGACCATCGTGATCGAGGCCCAGAAGATCGAGCACGCAGCTGCGTCGATCCACGAGGCGCTGCCCGGCGTCGAGGATCAGACCCCGTGGTGGGCCAGCCTGCTCGGCTGGGGCTTCGCTGCGGTGATCGTGGTGGCCGCCGTGGTGCTGCTGTGGCAGACGGGCATCGGGCAGGCGCTGCGGGCCGCCGTGGGGCTGATCCCGCGCGCCAAGCGCACCGAGGCCGCCCTAGCTGCGGCGACCCTCGACCCGGCCAAGACTGAAAACGTAAGAGAGTGGATCAGTGCCAAGCGCGCCGTTGACCCACTCTTCGATTCCGCATTTCGCGCGCAGCAGGAGAAGCGCACATGATTATCCTCGCCACCATTGAAAGTCTCGTGGGTTCGACCTGGGCCGCCATCGCCATGCTCGCCATCGGCTACATCGCCGGCCACCTTGTGAGCGTGACCAGAATCGCCTCGTGGATTCCGGGCAACAAGAAGGACTAACCCGTGAGCATGATGCAGGCGGGCTGCTGCTGCGGTGGTACATGCTCGTGCCCGAGCGGGACCACCTTGCCCAGTAGCGTTTCGCTCACCATCACCGTGACCGGGTGCCAGGGCACCACCGCCGTAGTCACATGCGTCCTGCAACTGAACGCAAACGCATCGTGTGTAGTCGGTGTTTGCCTGTGCGAGAAGTATTCGTTTTCGGCGAACCTCAACACGGCAGGCGGATGCAGCGGAAACTTTGCATGCGACATGCCATACGACTACTTCGACACTTGCCAAAACGGAACACCCGACCCAGGGCAGGCGCTGATCGGAATTGCAAAGGTGGGTTTGGGAGCGAACGGAGTCGGGTTCGATTCGGAGGAGTACCCCGCGTGCGACGTGTGGTTCATGCGCCTACTCCTCGAACTGAAACCGGGATTGAGCAACCCCACGGCGCAATCAGCTACGGGCGTTTGCAACGATTGCCACTGGCACAACCCGTCTTCACCATGCGCTGCGCCTGCATCACAAACTCTCGATTTGGGATTTTGGAAGGCTACTGGCACAGACCCGCGAGGGACTTACGTGTCCGCTGTCGGTAGCCCAATTCCTGATTCCTGCTGGGTAGATGTTCCACCGCCATGCGAACCGTGCGAATTCTTCGGAATGACCATCAACGACATTACCATCGCATGATCGACTGCGACCACTGGAGCGAGTGCAAGGTGCTGGGCGGCGGCTGCTGCGCCGCTGGGCACTACGGCGGCCGGCCGAGCCTGGGCGTCTGTGGGCAGTGCCCGCACCGCGTGGTGCGAGGCGAGCAGCCCATCGGCACCACGATCACCTTCGGGTTCATGGATCGCGCGAAGGCGTACCTGGCGGCCGAGGCGCGGCACGCGGCGCAAGGCCCGGCGAGCGCCGAGGTGGTGGCCGAGCGTGCGGCTATTTGCCGAGCGTGCGACGGCCGCGCCGACGAGATGGAAGGCAAGGCAGACCCGGGCGGCGTGGGCTTCTGCACCAAGTGCGGATGCACCAGCAAGCGCGCAGCGTTGTCCGTGAAGCTGACGCTGGCCGGCGCCACCTGCCCGCTCGCACGGTGGCAGCCAGTGACGGGCGAAGGCGGCAGCGTCGCCACGGCGATCGAAGCGATCGGTGGCGTAGCCGGAACTGTCGCGGACCAGGTGAAGCGGCTGCTGGGGTAAGTATCAGCCGACCAACTTCGACAAGGTGCCGAAGTACAGAAGAAGAAGCCACAACAAGACGAGCGCAACCACCACGCGCACCAGCGAAAACTTCGGCTTCTTCTTCGCTTCCAGACTGTTGCGATACTCGACCTCGGCCTTGATGCGGCGCTTCTCTGCTTCGCTCAGACCACCCGGTTCTTGAACTGTTGCCATGTGGGGCTCCTCCAGAAGCGCGCACGATAGTGCTCGCGAGCCGCGGCGACAAACAGAAGAATCTGCGGCATTTTTCCGACTTGCATGATGGTGTGAATAATCTGTCTCGTCACCCGTTCTGATTACGCAACGCACTAGGTTTTCCGAAATGCGCGTCCGGGTGACGTTCGAGTTCGATCTGGGTGATACCGTGGCCTCGGAGCCATGTGTGGAGACACCTCGTGCATACCCCCCCCCCCCCCGTTTTTAGCGAAAAAACAGGGGTAGATCTTCTCACGCAGGTCGATGCGTGGATCGTTGCCACCCGTGAGCTCGACGGGCAGGCCGAGATGCACGTCCGCCAGGCTGCGCGCTGGGTGCGCGACTGGCTGGAGCACGTCAAGGCGAACGCGCGCGAGATCGGCCCGGGCTCGTGCATCGAGTGGCTGCGCGAGATGACCCGCGAGGCCACGCTCGCACCGCAGACGATTCGCAACCGCATGAGCGCATGCAGGCGCTTCGCCGGCTGGCTTCTCATTCAAGGTCTGATCGAGTCGAACCCGTGGGCGCACGTCCCCAGCCCGCGCGGGCGCGCTGGTCAGGGGCGCGACGCATTTACCGACGAGGAGGTGGAACGCCTCATCGCCCACGCGCGCGAGCAGGAGACGAAGGGCGCGTCGCCAGCCATCCGAGCCAGCGCGCGCAACCGAGCGAACCTGTACCGCTTCCTCAGCCTCACTGGCCTGCGCCGCGGCGAGGCGCATGCGCAGCTGTGGTCCGACGTGGACCTCGACGCGGGCACGCTTGTGGTCAGCCTGGACAAGGCCCGCCGGCGCGACAACATCCCGCTCGCGAGCGCCGCGGTGGAACTGCTGCGCGAGATGCGCAAGGCGAAGGACGGGCCGAAACTGTTCAAGCGCACCGTTTCATACAAGGGGCTCGCGACGGATCTGGCGGCTGCAGGGCTCTCCGGGCGCTACGGATTCCACAGTTTCCGCTGCGGCTACATCACCGAATCCTTCGAGAACGGCACCCCGCCGGAACTGATTCAACGCCTTGTGCGCCACCGCTCTATCGACCAGACCCACCGATACTTGCGTCACCGGGAGCCCCGCCTGCGGGAGGCGGCCGAGAGCCGCGGCGGAAAAATATCTAAAAACTCTCCCCCGAAAACTAGTGCAGCCGATAGGTTCCCCTCGGAATCAACGATGGCCTACGGCGCATCCAACACTGCGAACACTTCGACGATCAGCGCGAGCTTCGCGCCTACGGCCGTTGATTCCATCACTCGCGCTGATCTTCGATCTGCTCGCAGCCGTTCGGTCCCGTCTGCTGAAAAGTGGGCGCTACAGGATTCGAACCTTCGCCCCCACCTACGGGCTGAACGGCTTCTGGAAGCGGCGCTGATGCTAACGCAGGCGGGTCACCGTGAAGGTGCCCTCGTGCTGATGCATCACGCCCAGATGCTGCTCACGCAGCAGGGAGCCACTGATGGAACAGGCGATGGAACGCCTCCGATGGGGGCAGGTCGTTGAAGACTGTGGTGTGGCGGTTCAGGATCTCCTGAACGCAGGCCGGAGCATGGATGCGATGCGGGTGCGGCTGGTGCTCCTGCACAACCTGCACGAGACCATTTCACTGCTGACCGAAACCCACAAGGCTGGGCGCATCGAGGCGCCGGCGGTGGTCGCTGCGGTCGATGCCATCCTGAACAAGTCGGCGCGCCCGGCGCAGGTGCCGCTGGTGTCGCTCGGCCAGGGCGAGTACCGCCGCGACTACTTCGAGGCCGAGGTGGTCAAGACCGAGGTGAAGAAGACTGAGGGCCGCAACTGGCTGCGCGAGCTGTGCGCGCGGATTGGGGGTGGTCGATGAGCCAGCAGGAAGTCGCCGAGCTGCTTGGCTGCGATCGCACGACGGTCGCCTACCACGAGAAGAAGGCGCTGCAGAAGATCCGCATCGCTGTCAAGCTCGACCGGGAACTGGCCGCGCTGGTGAAGGAGGCTCTCGATGAAAATTGAGCAGCTCCTGCCGAACCGCATCGTCGAGGACATGCCGGCTGCGGTCTATCACGCCGTGGACGCGCTCGGCTCAAGCACGCTGCGCAAGGTGCTGTCGGCGTCCCCCGCTCACGCGATGGCCGCGCTGCGCAACCGCGAGGAGACCGCCAGCCAGCGGCTGGGGACGGCCCTGCATGCTGCGCTGCTGGAGCCTGCGAAGTTCGAGGCCCAGATCGCCATCGCGCCCGAGTGCGACCGTCGCACGAAGGACGGGAAGGCTGTCTGGGAGGCGTTCCAGCTGCAGGCCGAAGGCCGCACGGTGATCACCGCCGACCAGGGCGAAAGTCTGGCCGGCATGGTCGAGGCGGTGAAGGCATCGAAGGCGGCCGCTGGGCTGCTGCGGATGGCGAACGTTCGCGAGGTGTCGGTGTTCGCCACCGACCCGCTGATCGGTCTGCCCATCAAGGCACGCCTCGACGCATGGGCACCGGGCGACCGCGGCGAGTTCATCGTGGACATCAAGACCACGAGCGGGCTGGCGTCGCGCAGCGAGTTCGAGCGCACGCTCGCGTCCTACGGCTACGGGGCGCAGGCCGCGTTCTACATGCGCGTAGCGCGTGCTGCCGGGCTGAAGGTGTCGGAGTTCATCTTCATCGCGGTCGAGACCAGCGACCCCTTTGGAGTCGGCTGCTACGCGCTCGACGAGGAGATCGTCGCGCTGTTCGAGCCTGAGGTCGATCGTGCGATCGAGGCGTGGGCCGTGGCTAAGCGTGGTGGCGTGTTCCGGGCCTACCCGGACGAGGTGCAGAAGCTGGGTGCGCCGAAGTGGCTGCGCCGTCAACTTGAGGAAGGGGTTGCAGCATGAGCCTGGCAACCATCGACACTGAGACTCGCGCGCTGCTGGAGTACGCGATCCCTCGCGGCACCGACATGGACAAGATGGCGATGCTGCAACTGATGCGCAGCATGGACCTCAACCCGCTGCGCCGGGAGGTCTACGCGATCCCCTACCAGGGGAAGCTGCAGATCGTGATCGGCGTGGACGGGTGGCGCAAGGCCGCGCACGCGACCGGGCGCTACCTGAGCGGCGAAGCGCTCTACGGCGAGGACGAGTGCGGTGTCTTCTGTACCTACACCGTTCTTACGACTGGCGGCGGGCGCTTCTCGGCGACCTGCTGGCTGAGTGAGTTCAAGGGCGGCAGCCCGCTGTGGAACCGGATGCCGCGCCACATGCTGGCCGTGAAGGCCGAGGTGCACGCTCTGAAGCGCGCGTTCGGCTTGGCTGGCCCCACCGAGTGGGATCACGACGAAGGCCGCGAGACCATCGTGGGTGAGCCCGTGCGCGCTGCGCAGGACGATCGCCTCGCCGCGATGAATCGCCTACTGACATCCAGCGCGGACCTCCCGACGGAGGTGTCCGCGGTGGCTCCCCAGGCACCGCCGGTGGTGGAGCAGCCACCGGCGGATGCTGTGGAGCCGCTCGAAGTGCTGGCCGAGCAGGTCGCCGAACTGGCGCGCGCATCTGGACAGAAGCGCACCGCGATGCAGGCGCTCGCAGCAGCGAAGAAGAAGGGCAAGGACGAAGCAGGCACCCGTGCGGTGCTTGAGGAGTGGCACGAGGCACTGAGCAACACCAACAACAAGGAGAACATGCGATGAAGCTGATCTGGGATAGCGGCGAAGAGAAGGCACGCAAGGAACCCACCACCGTCTCGCAGGAAGTGCTGCCGGCTGGGGAGTACGACGCCGAGGTCGTGAAGAGTGAGCAGCGGCAGTCCACCCAGTCGTGGATGAAGACCGACGCCAACCCAGAAGGCTGGGAACTGACCCTGTGGCTTGACGTGCACGTCAACGGCAAGCGCTTCCGCGTGTTCGATGGCATCCCTGCCACGCACACCGAGCGGACCAAGACAGTGCTGGCGTCTGCCGGGCTTCCCGTGCCAGCCAAGGGCATGAAGGAGTGGAATGAGGAGGTGCTGCTGGGCACCACGGTGCGCATCCGCACCTACCTCAGCAAGACCACGGGCAAGGCGAAGGTCGGCGACTACATCGCTTCAAAGTCTGTGATCCCCGTCAAGAAGCCGGGAACTGGCAAGGTGCAGGTCGATGCGTCTGACATTCCGTTCTGAACCCCCGGAAGGCCGGGGCGGTGGCGCAAGCCCCGCCCTGGCTACTTCCCCAACCGTCGGAGAGATCACCACCTTCTGGCTGGGCTTCGCCCTGGGCGCATTCGCGCCTGCGGCGTTCTTGGCCGGCGCGTGGTGCAAGGAGGCACTGCTGTGGATGATTCCGTGACCTACCCGCCGCGAGCGCGACTGCTGATCAAGGCCGCCGACACTGTCGTCGAGCGTGGCCGCCACTACGGGCCGCCGCGCGAACACTTCGAGCGCACCGTGCGCGCCCTGCTCGCGCTGATGCCTGACCTGTTCGCGCGAACCCCAGAGCCCGAGGACTGGGCAAAGATGATGATCATCGACAAGCTCGCGCGCGACGCCGAGGTGGCGAAGGAAGACAACGCCATCGACATCGCGGGCTATGCCGCCTGCATGCACGAGGTGCGGCAGGACAACTCAGCGGAACATCTGTAGCGGATTCGATCCGCGGGCAAGGACGCCATGACCACCACCGACACCGCAGCCGCAGCCGTCGAGGCCGCGTACCAGCTGCTCGGATTCATCTTCGACGCCGACGACCTGATCGAGTTCCGCACGCTCGGCAAGGTCGTCGGCTCGACCTGGGCGAAGCAGCGGGATGGCGCGCAGGCCATCGCGAAGCTCGCGACGCTGGGGCACGGCACGCAGGTCTACTTTGGAGCCAACCCCCGCCGGCGGCGAGGTGGCAAGGCTGAAGACGTTGCCATCGCCCGCTGCCTGTTCGCAGACTTCGATGGCGGCACGACCGTCGAGCAGGCGCGCATCCGCTGGAGTGAGGCGTGCATCCCAGAGCCCACCGTGATCGTGATCACGGGCGGCGGCGTGCATGCGTGGTGGAGGCTGCAGGAGCCGATGGAAGACTTGGCCCTGTGGACGCAGCACCAGAAGGCGCTCGCCCGCCGGCTGGGCTCGGACCAGTCGGTGACAGACGCGCCGCGCATCATGCGCCTGCCGGGCTTCGTGAACTGGAAGTACGCGCACCAGCCGCTGTGCGTGGTCGAGAACTGCGACCCCGACAACGCCTACAGCCTGGACGAGTTCCCCGACCCGACGCAGTTCGTCGAGCCGGCAGCGGCACCCGTCGAGCCTGAGCCCGTCGCCGCTGGCACCCTGAGCGACCTGTCGCGGCGGTTCTTGGAGAGCGGCTACCTGATCCCCGGGCGTGGGCGTCGCGACACGATCTACACCGTGGCCTGCGACATGCGGGCGCGCCAGTGGCGCCAGGGCGACGCCGAGGCGGCGATCCTGAACCGCGCACGGGCGCTGGGCCTGACCGCCGACGACCTGCTCGACCTGCCGAGGCAGATCGGCAACGCCTTCGCGAAGGAGCGCACGCCGATCCTCGGGAGGGCTGAGGAGGCGCAGGTGGTGCCCCAGCATGGGCCGATTGTTCCGGTGCCGCTCGGGCAACTTGTTCAGCAGCACCAGAAGATGCGGCCCGTGGTGATCGAAGGACTTCTCCGCGAAGGCGAGGTCATGAACATCGTCAGCTCGCCGAAGGTGGGCAAGTCGTGGCTGGTCAATGACCTTGCGATCTGTGTCGCCAGCGGCATGGATTGGCTGGACAAGTTCAGGGTGGTGCCTGGGCGCGTCCTGATCATCGACAACGAGCTGCACCCGGAGACGACCGCCAACCGCCTACCGAAGGTCGTGAGCGCGAAGGAAATGAGCATGGACGTGGTGGGCAACAAGGTGGACGTGCTGAACCTGCGCGGGAAACTGATGAGCTTCGACGACCTTGAGCGGGAACTGATCAAGACCGACTTGATGAAGTCGGCCGGCTATCGGCTCGTGATCCTCGACGCCTTCTACCGTTTCAACATCGGGCCGAATGCCAACGAGAACGACAACGCATACATGGCGAAGGTGTTCAACCAGATCGACAGCTGGGGTGCCGAGCTTGGGTGCGCCTTCGTCTGCGTGCACCACTCGTCCAAAGGAGACCAGAGTCAGAAATCGGTCGTTGACGTCGGAAGTGGCGCCGGAGTGTTCAGCCGTGCGGTGGACGCCCACTTGGTCCTTCGGCGCCACGAGGAGGAGGGGCATGTGTCCGTGGACGCTGCAGTGCGATCGTTCCAGCAGTTCGATCCGTTCGTGCTCAGCTTCAACTGGCCCCTGTTCAAGGTCGCCGAGGGCCTCAACCCTGAAGCCCTGTACAAGGCCAACCAGCAGGCCGCGGAGCCGTTTCCGCCCACCGACATGGTGTCCTACTGCAAGCACGTCTGGGAGCCAGCAGCGACGATCCTGGAGCGCGCCAAGCAGGTCAACAAGGGCTTCGGTGAGAAGCGCCTGCGAGCCAGCCTCGACGGAGCAGTCGCCGACGGGCTGGTCGAAACCAACGGAGCCAAGACAGCCGGCCGCCGTTACCGCCGTCTTGGCCCCTGTCTCTGCTTCCCCCGTTGCCAAGATGAAAACACCCCCGGCAGTGGTTGTCTTGTCTCTCCGCGCCCCCCTAAAGGGGTGCGCGAAGAGAAAGACAACACAGCCTCTGCCCTAGCCCAGCCATGACCCGCCCACACCCCACCGCCGTCGTCCGCGCCCTGTGCTCGCTGGAGACGGGCAAGAGCCAGGGCAACGCCATGCGCTCGTGGCTGGCGAACCTGTCCCGCGACCGCGAGCAGCTCGTGATGGCCGTCTGGGTGATCGTGGTGGTCTGCGATGCCGACCCCTGCGACGCCTGCCTGAGCCTCGGCCAGCGCGATTGCATGGTCTGCATGGCGCGGCTGAAGTCGAACCCAGTCGAGGATGAGAACCTGCTGGCGATGGTCGCCCTGGTCTACGACGCGCTCGGCGTTCCGCCAGGGGGTAGACGGTGAACGATCCCGTGAGACGATGCACCCATGACCGAGACGCAGCTGCGCTGGGGACCGTGCGACGGCGATCGCCTGACCATCGAGGACGGCGTGCGGGAGGTGCGCGTGCCTGTGGTCTGCGGCGTGTGCCTGGACGAGCTTCCGGCCAACCTCGGGCGCGACGTGTACACCGAGGCGATCTACCTGCCGGACGAGGCTGGGGTCTGGTGGTACGCGGGCCGGATGCGATACAGCGATGCCGGCGGGAGCGCGTACTGGTCGCCCGCCTGAGCCCCCCGCCCTTGCGGAGCGCATTTCCCGTGGGAGAGTGTGCGCATGGGTAAGGCCAGCCGGCAAAAGGGGAAGCGCGGCGAGCGTGAAGCCGCTGCCCAACTTGCGCACCACTGGAACGCACGCGACGCCCGTCGAAGTGTGCAGTTCTGTGGGCGCTCTGGCGATGCCGACCTGAGCGGCGTTCCCGGCATTCACGTCGAGGTCAAGCGCTACGCCGCGATCAGCGCCCTGCGATTCTTGAAGCAGGCCGAGACCGACGCGGCGCCAGGCGCTGTGCCAGTCGTGGTGATGCGCGAGGACGCGGCGACCGAGTGGACCGTAATGCTGCGCGTATCTGACGCGCCCGAGTTCGCGCGCCGGCTCGTGCAGCTGCTGGGCGAGGCGACCGTGCCCGTGGAGGTGAAGCCGTGAAGATTGCGGCGATCAGCTGCACGCACTCGCCGCACACGCCAATGGCGACGCATCACTGGCTGCTCAAGACGCTGGCCGACCTGAAGGGCATCACGCACTTCATTCACTTGGGCGACGTGTTCGAGGCGAGCGCCGCGAGCGTGCATCCAGACGAGGCTGGGCATTCGCTGTTGGATGAGTACAGGCATGCCGCTGCGTTCTTGAAGTCGATCCGCGAGGTGCTGCCGCGCAAGGCGCGATGCCACATTACCGAAGGCAACCACGACGACAACCTGCGCAGCCAAGATCCCCGCCGCATCCCTCGCGCGTTGCGGGCCGTGGCAGACTTCATGCACGCCGAACCGTTTGCAACCGAGGCCAAGCGCTGGCATTGGACCCCGTACCGCAAGGATCGCAGTGGGTGCTTGGAACTTGGCCCGGTGGTCGCCACGCACGGGTTCGACGTGGGACAGAACAGCGACGAGCTTGAGGCGCTGCAGTTCTTCAACGCTACAGGAGGCGCACCACATCGCTTGTTCATTCGGGGCCACACGCATCGCCCTGTACATCCGACACAGTGCAGGCGCACGCGATCCATCCCGCTGCCGTACTGGTATGCGAATGCTGGAACCTGCGGACCCCTGCAGCCTGGCTGGATGAGTCGCCGCGACACATCGCAATGGGGCAGCGCGATCATCGTGATCGACGTGGGTGAGCCCATGACTCGCCGCCGTGGTCGGAACTGGGAAGCCAGACTGGTGGAGATGCCATGAAGGGCAACGAGTTCCGCAGCAAGATCGCGGGCCGTACTTGGCGCATCGTGTACGAGGACGCGAAGACGATGGGCAAGGACTGGGGCCGATGCTGGCTGCCCGCCGGCCGGCACCCGCTCATCCAGCTGCGGCGCGCACTGCGTGGGTACAGGGCGATGGACGTGCTGGTGCATGAGGTGCTGCACGCTGCACGCCCTGAGCTCGACGAGCAGGCGGTCGAGGCCACGGCCACGGCTATCGCGCGCGCGCTGTGGAAGGCCGGCTACCGGAGGATGGATCAGTGAGGCAGCGCCCGCCCAGGCTGCGCGTGGGCAAGCCGCGCGAGATGCCGATGGCCGCGGCACCCGAGCGCGCGCCGGGCTCGACGCATGAACGCGGCTACGGTTGGAACTGGCAGCAGGCTCGGCGCGTCGCGCTCAACCGCGAGCCGCTGTGCCGCTACTGCATGGAGCGTGGCATGGTCACGGCAGCCACCGAGGTCGATCACATACGCGCGTTGCGCGACGGCGGCGACAACGCGCTCGACAACCTGGCGCCGTGCTGCCACGAGTGTCACCTGCGGAAGACGATGCGCGACGTGTCTGGAAGGAAACGGCGTCAGACCGGGGGGGGTGGCGATTCTGGCCCGCTATCGGCATGAC